CTGATATCGTATCGGATATGGCTATTTTCGTCAAGGTTTAGGACGAAGTTCCTTCTTTGGACCACCAAAGTGCATGGGTAAACCCATGGACCGAAGTGATTCAAAAAGGATCTTCATCTTTCAACCTCGACGAACCTCTACCTTCCTCTTTCGAAAAGGAGATATTACAGTATCACCTATTGAGAAGAGACCTTTAGGGCCTCAACTTAATAGAGTGATCTGTTCTAAAACCTTTAAGAAAGAAGGAGGTAGTAGGCGATCCGTGACTGAAAATGTCTCATGACCCTCAACAGGTCATAAGGCACCTTCAGCCCCGGAATAGCCAGACGGACCGCTTCCCTTCTTCCATTGTTCCAACAGATCCATGCCACGGCCAGCTAAAACTAGCCATGGTGCATGGAAAAGACGGAGCAATGGGGTTGAAGAGAGAAGGACGTTCAGCACCTTCGGAGCCTTTTCTAAGACTTTCTTTAGATGACGAGTGATTAGCTCGGAATCTAGAGATATCTTAGAAACGGAGCGTATGCTATCGTTGAAACGCTTTGTAGTAATCACTACAAGACGTTCAGCGAGGAGAACAAACTTATCGAGATTTGCATCTCAATAAATCTGTAGCTCGGGAAAGATATGACCCACCGGTGTTAAACCGAATGGGGTATCCAACCTGAGCTTACTGATGCGACCTCACTTACTTCAAACTTTGAAGCAAGTAAGGTAGCACCAGATCTCCATACGCGTTCCTCCTAGAGCCTGTTGAAAGACAGGCTCTAAGAAGAACTCCAAAAGCCCCTTTTCGGGGTACTGGACACTCATAGAAGCACTGTTGGTAATTCAGCGTTCCACCAGATGAGTCATTAGACTCATCTGCGAGGCCAGATCCCTTAAAAGGATCAATCCTACTGGTAATGGAGAGTAGTCAGTTCGTCCCACGATTAATCGTGAGGCAAATTCACCACTATCCTTTACCAAGGAATTTGGTAAAACGGATTTGACTAGAGAAATCTCTAATCCGATCCCTTTTACTAATTCCAAGTAGGATTTGCTGACTTCATCCCCGGCGATGATAATATCATCGCCAAGTACAAGGTAGTCCTCGAAGTGACGAATCCCGCACCGGTACGCTGCAAAGCGCACCAGTACGTGATGAGTCACTGCGAGAGTTGACCATGATGAAAGAACTCCCATACCTTGCCCTACTGTATAGGAGACCTTGGTAGGTCGCCCATATAGTAGAGTAAAGTATGAGAGCTCTTTTATCATGGCAAACCAAGCTGTTCTTACTCTTTTACCAAAGAGTAGGCGCAGCGAGACTTCCTGTACTTCCAACGGGAGGCGGTCAGTAGCGGCCTTGAGATCGTATGAATAAAGAGGTTTCCCTTCTTTAGACATACGAGCAACGAATGGATGGATCACTCTTTGGTTAAAGGTGGCGTCGCACTTATTAGAGCGAAGTCACCTAAAACTTAAAGAGTGAAGGCTATGGCAGACAGAGTTTGTAATTCAGTCTGCAATAGCAATGTATCGTCACTTTCCTCCTGGTGTCATGATCGCAGTGAGACGAGCGTGACAACGCTCTCTCATACGAACACGTACACGAGGGAGGGATTCGCAAGCCTTGACAAGCTCGCGA